ATGAAGTTCCAGCTGGTACTAAAACACCTTTAATGTCTGAGAATAATCCTCTTGTAGACTTGTTGTTTAAGTATTTCCAGTCAGTTTTATAGAAGTCATAAGATCCTCTTCTAAATCCTCTAAATCCTAAATTGATAGCCATATCTTCGCTGTTTTCAAAAACACCGTAAGCAGTACCACCAGCAGATCCAGCAGAAATATTTGCTAAACCATCATCTAGTTTTAAGTTAGAGTCTCTATCTAAGAATAACATATTTTCTTCAATAGCTCCTTGTTTGTCTAATTCTTTAAGAATTAAATCAAAGTCAGTAATTACTTCTGGTAAAGTTTGAGAACCTGAAGTTGAAGTAAATGTAGCACTATCAAAAGCGTTTGTAGCTACAATACCTCTATTTTCTAATGCAGAGAATAAACCTTCAGTTCCTGAGTTAGCTCCTAAGATTGAATCAACACCGCCAGCTGTTGTAGATTTCTCTGCTTCAACCATTGACATTTCTAAATAATCTTCGAATCTTACTCTTGTATCACCTTCAGCTTTTAAATACCATAAGTATCCATTTTGTCCGCCTTCGCCTGAAACTTCAACCCAACCAATTTGAGCAGCGTCAGAACCAGAAATTTCAAATTTGTCTTTTAAGATAATTGGCTTATTTGTAAAAGACTCGAATTCTGGAGTTACTGAACCGTCCATAGCCGCTTGTCCTTTTTTGAATTCAGAACCATAAACGAAGAATGAACATGTATTCGCCGAGTTATCGTCAGTTGTATCAAATCCTGAAACAGCACCAACAGTTGCGCCTCCTACATAAGGAATCGCAGTTAAAGTAGTGTTGTCCGCAGCGACAGCTGAAACATAACATTTGATGATAGTTGGTGTAGATTGATTATCAGATAATACAATTGTTTGACCAACTCTTACAGCGTGAGTACCACTACTTGCGATAGTAATAACACCTGCATTGTCTACAGCAGCACCTTCGTAAGCTAAGTGTAGTCTTCCTTGCTCAGACCAAATAACTTGATCAGAAGCCATAGGCATTTCTGCCCCGACCATTCTTAAAAACGAAGATACAGATCTGTTTCCGTATTTTTCCACTTCTTCAGCATATAGCTCTGGTAAATATTGTTGCGACCAGTTGCTACCACTTGAACCGTGGAAGTTTAAATAATTTGATGCCAATACTGATTTACTCGCGTAAGGAGTAAGGTCAGTAGGCAATGAAAAAGTTGCACTTGCCATTTTAAATTAATTTTTAAGTTTTAATAGTTTTTTAGTTTTAATTTTAGCCCAGATTTACTATCACCACTTACCGCTCTAACTTTAACTCCACCTGCTTCAACATAACCATCTGCAGTTTTTCTAGGATCCATATTAATGTTCTTAGCTTCTGCAGTCATTTGTTTTATTGCGTCGGCTTTGCCTTGCTCATAAAAATGATTTGCTAGTGCGTCAGGGTTAGAAGCAGCAAATAAAGATTTATGAAAACCTTGCGCGTTAGTGAGCATTTTATCTTCATTAACATATTTATTAAAAACATTTAATAAATCACTTTGGGTTTCTTTTACTTTATTAACATCACTTACATTGAATCTAAATTTTTTGTCTCCAACTTTGAAATTAAAACCTTTAAAATCATTATTAAAAACTTTATTAGTTTCATTTTGAAAATGTGATGTCTGCTTCTGAAGTAACTCTTCAGCTTGTTTTTGCTCATTATTATAACGATTGAAAAAATCTATTGCTTTTTGCTGCTCAGGAGCTAACTTGGAACCCAACTTGACTTCCTTGTAATATTGATCCTTGAGCCCTGTCAAAAAGTTTTTAGCATTTGCAACCGCTTCTTTATGAGCTAATTTTTTTCTTTTTATTGTTCTTTCCTCATCTATTTCTTCGTCAAATGAAAATTCATCTTCCATAAGAAATTGTATTTCATCATAACTTAAATGAGGTTTTGTTTGTTTATAATATTCTGTTAACAATGTATTATCGTCAACATTTGAATAGTCTGCGTTTAATCGAGTATAGTCTTCTAAACTGCCACCCGTTTCTTCCATAAACTTAATTAAGTCTTGGATATTTTCTGGTAGATTTAATTCTTCTTTAACTTCTGTTTCTTCAACCGATTCAGCTTTGCTTTCTTTTTGTTCTGCAACCACTGGAGCTTCGTCATTACTGGTTTCCTGTTCATCCGTTATTTCTTCTAATATCGGCGTTTCTTTATCCCGCACATTCTCATTGCTGATTTCTTCTCCGGTAGATTCTTCAGTTTTTTCTTTGATGTCTTGTTTTTGAACTTCTCCGCTAGTTTCGGATTCGTTGCGTACAGGAACCTCATCTGTGCTTTGCTCTGAAACGGCATCTTTTTGTTGTTTTTGTTCGTTAATTTTGTTTAAATCTAATTTGTACATTCCATCTTCTTTAGTGGATATACCGGCATTTTCTAATACCGTTTCTTCTTTTTCGGCTATAGACTTTGGTTGTTCGTCTACAGCTGAAACTTTAATTTCTTCTGCCATAATAAAATATTATATAATTGTTTAAAAATTTATCTTGGTTCAAATTGCTCTAAACCAAATCCACCTAATGTGTCAAACCCTGCAGATTCAAAGTTTTTTGGTGGCTTACCAGATTTTCTCTGGTCTATTAATTCACTTTGTTGTGAAGCTTGTATTTTTGTTCTTTCGTCTTTTCTATCTTCTTTATACTTCTCTTTATTTTTAATTACATCTGCTTCGGCTGTTTTAAGCTGCATATTCAATTCAAATTCAAATTGCATTAATTCTTTTTTAATTTGAGCTTCTCTTTCTAATTTTGCAATATCAAATTGATTTTGTGCTTCAGCAATTTGCACTTTACTTTCTGCAATACCTTGCTGTTTTTGTATATCAGCCGCTGCTGCTGCTTGAGCTGCTTGTGCATTAGATTGTGATTGAGCTTGAATATTTTCCATTTGCATTTGTCTATCGTTACTAAACTTTTGCTTTCTTCTTAATTTCAATAATTGATTAGCTAATTTAAGATTTTTAATTTCTCTTATATCAATAGCATCTTCTAAATTTATTTGTTGCTGTTGAAGAGCCATTTGAATATTATTTTCAAGTAATTGTTTTTCTTCTTCGTCAGGTGCTAATTCTAAAAATATACCAAAGTCATGCAAATGAAGATCATATAATTCTTCAAGCGTACCTATATTAAATTTACCTAAAGACTGTATAAATGATTTTTTAGTATTGCTATATTCTAAAACATCAGATATTCTTAAAGAAACTGCTTCAGCTGTTTTTAATGTTAAATATAAACTAGCCTGTAATATATGCCTTGTAGCTGTGTTACTATTAGCCGCTGCTAATTTTTGTAAACCAACTAATGCATTTTTATCAGGCGTACTTCCGTCTCTTGCTTCATTTAATCCTGTTACATCTCTCATCATTTGTAAATAATAATTATAACTATTAATTAAACTTGCAATTTTTGCATTACCTCCACCTGCTCTTAATTCTTGAATAGGCACTCTTCCATTATTAAATTCACCATCCTGCGTCATTGACCTACCAATAACAGAACCTGTTTGGAAATACATATTTAATGCTTCTTGTGGATTATAATTTGTTCCATTACCTAAATCCACTTCAGCAATACCATCCGCATCTAAGAATACTCCGTCGGGAACCATTCTTGAGAGTACTTGTTGTAATTTAAGATGCGTTATTTGAATCATGTCCGCGAACGACGTCATTCTTCCGACTAATGATTCAGGCTTACCTTTATATATTCTTGGTGCTACAATATTGTAACTCATTGCAACTTTAGTTATATCAGATTTTGGGCGTGTCATATTAACACATTTTTTCCATTCTAATATATTCTCGTGTCCAATAATTTTAGCACCTGAATATAATACTTCAATTGATCTATTTACTTTTTCAAATCTTGATCTTGCATCTTTTGGTGGGTTAAATTGATCTGTTTTTTCAATTGCTTTTTCTGCACCAGTTGCTGTTTGTTTTATTTTATAAACTTGATTTTCAAAAGTTTTATATTCAAAATATAATACATATACATAATTTTTATCTTCAGCGTCTGAAGTTGTATATGATTTATTATATAATTTTAAATTACCGCCTTTACCTTCTATTTCTTTTATATCTTCTTCCGTAAGTTCAGGATAACGTTTTTTAAGTTCAACTAAACTAACTCTTCTCACTTCACCTACATAATATATATCATCAAAATATGGTGATTCAGTATATGAATAAACTAAATCTGCTGGATCTACATATTCTAATTTAATACCTTCAGCAGTATTAAAACTATTTTTAATAGCTGCAATACCTAAAACAGTTATATCATAATCTAATCTTTTCTTTAATAAATGATATTTATTTAAATCAAATACGTTAGTTAACGCCTGCTCTTGTGCAATTTCAGTTGATTGCTTGTAACTTAATTGCATGTGTAATGATAATTCTTGATCGTTTTCTGGTAAATTTTTAGGATCAGTTTTAAAAGTATTTACACCAACCGCTTGTTGTATTCTAGCTTTAAAATCTCTAGCATACATATCACTCATCATATTTTCTACATATTTAGTTCTTTTTTGTGTAGAAATATCATCAACTGAATATGCTTTTATATCATATGTTCTTTCAGCAATGCCATTCACAACTATATCTACAAACTTAGGTATAATAGGAACTGGTTTCCAATCTAAATTTAAATATGACAAATCACCATTAATAGACAATTCATCTTTATACTTTTGTATACTTTGCTCACCTCTTGCATATAGTCTTAATCTATGAAAATTGTCTCTATTTGCAAAGTAACGTGTACTTCCAGAGTCTTTTTTGAACCATTCAGATTCAATAGCCTTTGCAACCTGCATCCCATATTCATAAGATCCTTTCTCTACATCTGGTACAGCTTGACTCGGAAAAATACCTTTTGTTATTACTTTCGCCATTTATTGTATTATTTTTGAAAAATTGCCTTTATTATCGTATTTAGCAAAACTAAAGTTTACTTTATTTTTTAATTGTATATTGGGTTTGGGTGTATATAAATTTTTATTACATGCCATAATGGCTAACCCAGAACTTATTGCTGCATCAAATTTTGTTCTTTTGTTTATATCAAACTTAGCCCAATCATTTAAGGTTTCATTGAAATATAAATCTCCGTGGTCGCCATCTGGTTTAATTCCTACATATGAATTTATATAACTTTCAATTGCAGCAGCATGCGCTTGCCTTATATCTTCACTTGAGTTTGGTATGCCACCTATTTCTTTTTCAGCAGCTGATAATTTATTCCAAACTTTATCGGGTCTATTCATAGAATAACCTCTATAACCTCTTCTTTTTAAATAGTATAATAATCTTGGTTTATTATTTTCTGCAAGTATTGGCATACCATAAAAATGTAATGCCATTAATATATCCTCAAAAAACATTTCTGCTGTTTGTGGTCTCGCTATATACTCCAGAAAAAACCTATTTGCTGGTACCTCTTCCATGCTGAACTTAGTGAGACCATGTAATGATCCTTTAGAACCTTTACCATCTGTAGTTCCGGATATATCATAACTATCGCAACCAAATGCACCAATATGTTCATTTCCTGGATATTTGCTACCATTTTTTATAATTACTCTATTTTGTAAATTCTTACTTGGTACCCAACTTACATTAAATCTACCATTTAAATTTGGTACAAATTCTACTTTTGAATCTTTGATTCCGTTTTCCCACGAAAAACTGCCACGAGTGACAAGAGCAGAGTATCTAGCTTCTTCATTAAAATCAATCTGTTCGTAAATCTTAGCAAGATTAAATATGCTATTT